GAGTCCACTCATGGCGGTGCCGAGTCGATGCCACGGTATCTCGCGGTCGGCGTAGGCCATGCGAGCGGTGCCGTCGTCGTTCATTTCGAGTTCGTGCATTATCCGGCCCCCTGTTCAGCGAGTATTGTTTCCTTCGATGTCGTGTCGGGGGTGGGGATGAAGTCGCCGTAGAGCGCTTCGGTGTAGGCGATGCCTGCGGCACCCGTGGTGTCTTGGGTTAGGAGGATTCCGTAGATGGCACAGATGTCCAAGATGTCGGCTGTGGTTACCGGGTCGGGGAGAATGTTGCCGGTGATGTCCTCAGCGAGCAGTTCTGCGAGTGCTGCGTGTCCGTTGACCTTCATGTTGTGTCCCTTTCTTTCGGGCTCTCGTCCCAGTGGTTGACATCGATTGCGCGTAGTGCGTCTGGCTCTGAGAGTCCGCGACGTGACCAGTTGAGGTCGAGCGGTCGGATGTTGGCTGCCCAGCCGGTGAGGTGTTCGTTGAAGGCATCACCGAGCGCATCGACGGCTTCGACGGCACCTTCTTCGGTGTCCGAGTCGAAGATGATTGACATCTCGTATTGGGCCATGCCCATACTCTAGTTGAAATAAGCGGGGAATAGCAACACGTCGTCACGAAGAAGACAGCCGGCGCCGGCAAGCCCCGTGCTACGCTTGGCAGTTCAGACGGGGGCGTGCCCCCACAACAGAAGAGAGATGAACACATGGTTGCATTTTCACCCGCGATTATCATTGGGAATCTGACTGCAGATCCCAAGTTGACCTACACCGACGGTGGGGCAGCGCTGCTGAAGTTCGGCATCGCATCGAACCACTACTACCGCGACAAGAATGACGAGAAGCAGGAGAAGACCTCTTTCTTCGATGTCACTGCGTGGCGCTACCTGGCCGAGGATTCTGCGAACGTTCTTGAGAAGGGCGTGGGCGTCATCGTTCAGGGCCGTCTCGAACAGCGCTCGTGGGAAGCCGACGATGGGACCAAGCGGTCGAAGGTCGAACTGATCGCCGATCACATCGGCATCCTCACCCGGTCCATCGAGGACTTCACCCGTAAGCGGCGTGGGCAGGGTGGCGAGGGACAGACGACATCGTCTCCCCGCGCTGCTGCGAAGCAGCCCGCACTGGCAAGCACTGAGGAAGATCCGCCGTTCTAGGCGTGGTATTCTGAGGGTACCGGCGAACCGGTCAACTTCTCGGAGTTGCACTGTTGGCGGTTAGTCCAAAATGCGGAATAACACGACGACCCGTCCATAGGAAGCCCCCACTTCGGTGGGGGTCTTTCTAGTTGGCGTCAGCCCTCACCTTGTTCATGTCGCACTCTGTGGTGAGGATAAACCACTCGGGTTCGATTGCTCCTTCGTAGTAGAAGGACTCGGTGTCCTCGTTGAAGAACTCCGCGACATGGTCGAACGACGGATGGAGTAGTGCCGGGTTGAGCATCGACCGGACGATCTCTAGGCCGTAGAGGATCTGCTTCTCGTAGGGCACGGGTACACGGAACTTGGATCCGTTGTGATCGACCTCGTCGTACCGTTCGATGTCCTGCTGGTACTGGAGGAACTGGGCAGCATGGGCGAAGGTCGGGCCGGCCATGTAGACGCATCCGTCGATGCCGGGTTGTAGGCCCTCGTCCATGATGGCGTCGATCCTGCTCTTCCATGTGGCGTGCCATAGGTCTGTCATGTGATAGATACTACATCCCCTTGACAGAGATGTCAACCGGTTCGTGCGGGGCTTCGCATCTCGAGGACCAAGTTCGGGCAAAAAGAAAGAAGGACCGGCGCAGGCACAGCCACCGGTCCTTCCCCTCCGAGGGCTAAGAGTCAGGATCTCCCCTTCTCCCCTCCCGGATGCACACACTCCGGATCTACCCGGCACAACTTGCGCCATTGGCGCTGCTGAGGTGTGACGTAACCATACATCCCCTTGACAGGTTTGTCAAGTAGACTAGGGCTATGACCGAGACCCCTGCCACTCTGATCCAAGAGATCGAGGACTACCTGCGCATCACCGCGAACAGGGAGATGTTCACTTCTCAGGAAGTCCAAGACCTCCTGCTCGATCTTCGGAACTTGGCGGAACCCGGCCTCAACTAGCAGGGGTGGTGGGGGGATTCTGTTGCCACGCTCCCCCCGAGCGCCGAGTCTTAGTCAGTCCTTATTGAGAAGCCCCCAAGGGATCTCGTGAGTGTGAAACTCACGGTCGCCCTCGCACTGCTCCTCGATAAGGTCGAGGTAGTCCTGCATTTGTCACCTCCTCCGGTGTTTTGTTCGTCACCCTTTAGACACCGGAAGAAGGCTTGACCCGACCTTTATTCGCTACTCCCACTCCCATAGCGTCCGTGGTGGGGAATCCGGCAACTCGGGAAGCGACGACTTGCAGGTCTTCCGAGACTTGCGGGCCTGGGCACTGATGGCGCCCATGCGGGTCAGTAACGGCCCGTAGGCGGGCTGCAAGTTCGTGATGCAGTCGGTGATAGCCCAGACCATGCACATCCCTTCCTCGGACTCAGTTATGTCCTCGTCTATCCGGTCAGTGCAGAACGCGGCCACTACCTTGCTGATGTCGTCGAAGCACTGATCCCATTCCTCCTTCAGTTCCGCTTCGGCGAGGATGGCACCGATTTCGTACCCCCACCCGTGATTGGTCGAATCATGGTCGTCCATTTGACAACACTCTCTTTCCGGGAGCGATCTCCCTACTAGTTACATGTCTGCGGAGCGCCGGATCTTGCAAAGAAATCTGAGAAATCTCCGGCCCTTGTGGCTTTACTCAGTGATGCCGTCGGGTTTGTTCCACGTCTTCTCCATGGGTGTTGGGCGATCAGGTGTGCACCCCTATTGACCTATATGGGCGGTGGGTGCTCTTCTGTTCAGTCCCGTCGGAGAATGGAGGTCCTGAGTTCGGGAGATTGCAGGACTAATCTGGACCGATGACGACCGAGCATCGGAAAGCCCCTCGCCGCAAGGTCGACTCGATCACCCGTATGGGCGTTCACGGATCGGTCAAATATCACCATCTACTTGAGTGCGGGCACACGGAGATCCGTCCCCGAGCATCACGGGCACCGAAGTTGGGGTGTGCGTGGTGCTTCCGAATCGAGAAGGCGGAACCCGAGTTCGGGGCTGCCGTGCTGAAGGTTTCCGACGAGACCGTTGACTACGACGAGCGGCTGAGTCATAATGAGGTTCAGGTCGCCCGTCTCCATGGATCACTAGCCAAAGCGTTGGGCGTCCCAACTGAAGCCGTTGACCTAGTGGTAGTGGAGAAGGGAGCCGATTTGATGGTGGAGTCAGCAGTCGTGTTCCTCTCCCCCGGAGACATTGCTCGGCTTACCCGTGGATAAAGAGCCCGTATACGGTATAGGCCACAATGTGGTGCCTCACCCGCGTGTGTTCCCACCGGAGGGTGGGGCCTGTAAGGGCAAGCCCACCGATTGGTGGTTCCCTCAGTTCTGGCGCACACAGACAGCGCGTGAGAAGTGGGCAGTGCTGAACGTCGCTGATGAGGCCAAGCGCATTTGCTACCAGTGCCCTGTCCGAGCGGAGTGTTTGGACTATTCGTTAAAGCATGAGCCCTGGGGGATATGGGGCGGGTTCGATGAACGGGAGAGAGTCAAGATCGCGATAGCCGACAAGATCGTCCCCACTCGTACACGCATGGGACAAAAGGTGCCCTCTAGCCGACCCGTGGGCCGTCCCCGGAGCGATGATGTACGAACACACGGGTGATCTGCTCGCTCGTCTGAACGGCGTTGTTGAGTCAGCAAACGGGTGGGAAGCCCGATGCCCGTGTCGTCAAGATGACCGCAATCCGTCCCTGTCGATACACGAGAACGACGACGGGCAGGTGCTCGTCTACTGCCACAGGAACAGCGGCTGTGGTACCCCCGAGATACTCACCTCCATCGGGTGCACGATAAACGACCTTTTCTCACCTAACCCGAGGAGGATGGAGAAGAGCGTCTATCCGAAGGTTGAGCAGAAGGCACTTAAGTTCGTCGCGTCTTACGACTACAAGGATGCGGACGGCACCCTCCTGTTTCAGAAGGTCCGCTTCGCTGAGCCTGACGGCAAGAAGACCTTTCGACAGAGGAAGCCTGACGGCAAGGGCGGCTGGAACTACAAGTTGGGCGACACGCCTAAGGTCCTTTACAACTTGCCTAAGGTGCTTAAGCAGAAGGAAGAAGGGCTACCCGTATGGGTGGTGGAGGGCGAGAAGGATGCGGACACCCTCAATGACATGGGTGCGGTGGCTACAACCATGCCGGGTGGTGCAGGGAAGTGGCTGGACTTACACACCAACGCTCTTGCTGGAGCGACAGTGGACATCATCGTGGATGACGACGATCCGGGCCGTCGGCACGCATGCGCTGTTGGACAGACGCTGGCAAAGGCCGGATGTGACGTAGCCGTCTGGAGGTGCCCCTCATCGAAGGACATTACGGACCACATTCAGGCGGGAGGCACAACTGAACAGTTGGAGCCCTTTCTGGGGTGGGACGAATCGGACGAAGTGGAATATGGGGTAGAACTCGAGTTTGCGGCAGGCCCCGATGAAGCAGTTGAAGTTGAGGAAGCGCCACCCACGGAAACGGAGGTAACGCTCTCCAAGTTGCGTGCCGTGCTGGACGACACCACCCAGTCACCCGACTTCATCATGAATCGGGCTTCCCTGCTGCTAAACACCCGTGACGTACCCGTGGCCCTTGACACGGGCCGTTTGGTGTTGTGGAAAGACTTCATTTCGGAGGATGATGACGATTCTTACGATTGGTTGATTCCCGGGTTGCTGGAAAGGCGAGAACGGGTCATTGTCGTCGCAGCAGAGGGTGTTGGAAAGACGATGCTGTTACGACAGGTCGCGATATTGACTGCGATGGGGGTACAGCCATTCACGTTTCAGCAGATGCCTCGGATTCGCACTTTAAGCGTCGATTTGGAGAATCCTGAGAAGATCATCCGACGGACCTCTCGAAATATCGTAAATGCGGCAAAAGCGCAAGGATATGAAACCGACCTAGACGCGCACTTGTTTATGAAGCCTGACGGGTTCAACTTGTTGGGTTCTGCTGACAGGCTTCTGCTGGAAGAGCGCATAGCCGAGGTTCAACCCGATCTGCTGCTTTTGGGCCCTCTCTACAAGGCGTTTATCGATCCGGGTGGCAGGACCAGTGAGGCTGTTGCTACAGAGGTTGCTAAATACCTAGATACTCTACGTTCCGTATATGGAGTAGCCCTATGGTTGGAACATCATGCTCCGCTGGGTACAGGGACGCATCGCGACCTTCGCCCATTCGGTTCTGCTGTGTGGTCAAGATGGCCGGAATTTGGGATTGCTCTGCAGCCTGATCCCTCCGTTATGGGAGACTATGTATATCGAATCTCTCATTTCAGGGGGGCTCGTGATGAGAGGCATTGGCCGTTATCGATGAAGCGTGGGGTAGTGTTCCCATTCGAAGTGATTGATTGGATGACCCATTAGATGGCAGAAGAAGATAGAAGTGGCGCTACAGTCACCCGTGAGTTCCTTGCCGAACGTGATGTTCGCATGTTCAAAATGCGGCAGGCTGGGGTGGCATCTCAGGAGATATCACGCCGATTCGGGGTTTCCTCAAGCGCTGTAAGCAGGGCTGTCAACAGGCAGTTGGAGAAACTGAATGCTGAGGCTCTACTTGCGTATCCAGAGGTTCTACGCCTAGAACTGGAACGACTCGATTCTCTACAGGCCGCAATATGGCCTATGACTCAACATCGACTAGTCACATTGGACGATGGCACAGATGTCGCTGTGGAGCCGGATTTGAAGGCCCTTCAACAGGTGCTCTCGATTATGGATCGACGTAGTAAGTTGCTGGGTATGGAACAGAGGAATGTGAGCGTTCAGATGGATGTGGCGCTCTCACAGCCGAATCAGATTCGGGCTTCTGTAGCAGGGACGAATGCGGACGCTCTCACACGCACTTCTTTCACAGCGGAAGATGAGGCGAAAGAACTGTTGAGCCTCATGGTCAAGTCGGGGGTTGTGTCACCAGATGAGATAGAGGGGGCTCTCGGAGTGAAGGGCACTGAGGATCTATTGGAGAGCACGGTGGTGGAGGCTGAGATAGTGGAGGCTGAGATAGTGGAGGATACTGATGGCTGACATTGAGGGTGGCAGCCCTACCACGACAGGCGACGATACGGTGACTGTCTCTATGTCAGTACCCCTA